GTATACCTCCACCCGCGCTTGAGGTGAATCCTCGCCATACTCGGCGATGATCTGCTCATAAGTATTCTTGTCCGTCCCCTCAACCTCCCTGGCATCAATCTGCCGCCCCTTCCAAAAATCCCGTTTGCCATGAAATGTCTCAAAGAAGTACCCACTATTTCTCCTCGGGTTACTAAACGCAAACCAGTACCTGTCTAGGATATTCTCAGTAAAAAACCCGGCCCCCACCGCCCAGATTGGGTCTGGTATCCCAGACGCCTCGTCAAATATCAACATCATCCCGTCGTGGTTGTGTACCCCGGCGTAGGCATCCGGGTTCTCTTCTGACCACAACTTGCCCTCTGCCGCCCAGTAGCGCGTACCCTTCTTAAGATCCCGCTCAACCAGTTCCGTTAACCATTGCGCCGGGACAATCTTAGTCGCGCTGATCTCCCACCAATGGCTGTTGATGATCATCGCTTGCCACTTGGTCAACTCGCCCCAGGTCACCGAGCGTAGCTGGCTCTCTGAGTTCGCCGACACAATCACCGTCGAGCCGATCCGCGTTGACAACATCCACAATATCAACCAACTCACCAGCGCAGACTTGCCAATACCACGGCCACTAGACACCGCCTCGCGCAGCGTCTGCATATCAACCTGGCCTTGGTTCTCCTTGATGTGCTTGGCAATGTCGCGCAGGATCTCGCGCTGCCACTTCCTTGGGCCGCCGAACTTAGCTAACGGCGTGTTCGCCTGACCCCACGGGAACGCAAACAACACGAACGCCTCCGGGTTGTCAGCAACCGACGGCGACCAAAGCTTGGTCATCAGGATCTGTTCGTCTTCGGCGCTGTACTTGGTTTTTTGCATTTTTCAAAAAATAAAAAAAATTCTTGTGGGGCCACCGTTGCCGTGACCGGTCGCCCGCCGGCCCCACCCGGCCCCCTCGGCGCGTGGCGGGAATCGGCGGCGGCCCTGCCGGTGGTCGAAGAATCGGCCCTAAGTCGTTGATTTCATTAGCCTTTTACCTCAACGCGGTCAACCGTAACGGGCGTAACCTCAAGCGTAACTGGCTCCGTTACGGTCAGTAACGGCGCATCCATCTCGATGATCTCAGCCTCGATGAGCCGTGCTTGCGCCTGGGCGAGCGCGTCGGTGATGGAGATGTTGCCGCTCAGTTCGATCTGGCGCGGTGCTTCGGTCCAGCGCATCTGCGTCTTCGTCCACCAGATCAAGCTCGCCACGTCGCCGGCCATCGCCTTTTGGAACAGAGTCTTGCCGATTCCTGCGTGAGCTTTGGCGCGGCCCCGTTGCAGTTCTTCGGCAAACCTGTCGCGCAGCGTAGCCACGCTGATGCCGCCGCAAACCAAGGCGGCTATGTTCACCTCGGTCAAACCAAAGCCAGCAAGCGTTTCAGCGTGTTCCCGGTCTTCGTCCGTAGGCGTAATCGGCTTTCGCCCCGAGCCCGGCCTTGCGCCTCCGCGCCGATTTTCTTGAGTTGAAGTTTCAATTGACATTGCAACCTAACCTTTTGAATTTTTTGAAACTTTTCAATCTTACCATTTGATTATTCAATTTTTTGATTTTCACACTCTGATTCTAGGCTTATGTGCATAAGCAAGCGTCTCAACCAAGTCTTCGTACAGTTCGCGCCTGTTCTTTTTGAGCAGGGTCGCGTCCTGATTGCGGCTAATTAGCTTGTTCTTATGCCGATCCCAAGACAGCCAATAGTTCGCCTTGTTCATGGCGTGACCACAGGCCACAACCTTTACTGCCAACCAGCGCAGTTCTGGGTCTGTCATGCGAGTGTAGATGCTCCACTTCATTTCCCCATCATCCAACTGATGTGAGTCTTTCCAACCGTATCCAGGTTCGTTCCCAACATACTTTTTCATGGCAATTTGCCTCCCCCTTAAGTATGTTTTGAATCTTACACTTTCCACTCGTTTTTTTCAAGCACCTTCCGTAGCATCTGTCCGCTGCAACCGTAACCGTTACCGTAACAACCCCTTCTTTAGATAAGGGGGTACGTTACGGTTACGGTACGTCGTTTTCGCCTTGCCCCCCGTAACAATGTTACGCCATGTTACGGCTTGTTACGGTTGTTACGGACTAACTTTTAGAATGAGTTTAGACACCAAGACTGTATCTTTAACCAGCCACCCCTTATCATGCTTGCCTATAATTTCAGCATCGGTCAGATCCCTGATGATCATCCCCGGTCTGGCTGAAGACTTCAGATGCTGGTCAACCGAGTTGGCTTTAATGCCTTGCTCAAGCAAAAACGTCTTAAACGCTTCCCTGCTGACGTAGGGCATTTCATCTACAACTTCCGCACCTCCAACGAACCAAGCTCGTTCCAGATTGGTTTTGTGTTCTGCTAGCTTGTCCTCCTTGGGAGTAGGCATCCGAAGATCGCCCTCTTGGAACATCTCAAACACCGCCCCAGGCAAAGGCATCCCATCCTCGTCCTGCCAACCCAGATCAACTGGGCTTAAACATCCAAACAAGTCTGCTGGTTCTGGCGCGTCTTTCTGCTTGGTGCATGACACGACGATCTCATGCGTCTTGCCGTGAACCAAGATGCTTGCGTCCAATGCCCCGCGCCACGCGCTAGAACCTCGCGCACGCTGTTTGGCTTCGTTACTGTGACCAAGGTGGTGTATCAACATGGTCGTTGCGCTGAGAGCCATCGAGACCACGTTACAGGCATTGATCATCGCCCTTGTGTCCTTGGCGCTGTTCTCGTCCCCGCTCATATGGTTGTTAAGCGTGTCAATGTTGACCAGTACAACTGGTTCTGGCGTCAAAGCCCGCACTGCTGCAATAACCTGCGCTGCTGCGCCAGGGGCGTCCATGTCTAACGCCTTGTTGCTGATTAACAGGTTGTCTAAGCTCGCCACGTTGTTGCGCTTGCACCAGCTTGCAATGCGCTGGCGCATCCCGTAGTTACCCTCGCCGGCCAGATACACAACGATCCCCGGCTTGGTTTTAATACCGTGCCACGGTATGCCGCTCGCAATGCAACAGGCAATGTCCAATGCGACAAACGTCTTACCCACTCCTGACTCGCCATACATCATCGCCGTGGCATATGCCGGAAGCCACCCCTTCACAATCCACGGCACGGGGCTTGGCTGGCCCAAGAAGCTCGTCGCACGGGTCAGGAAGTAGTCTCGTGTCTCCTCTTGGGTAAAAAGCGTGTCAAGGGCCGCAGAACCGAGCGCGTTACTGGCCGCAACGTCTGCGTCTGGTTCGTACCGCGTGACGGACCTTGCTATCTGCTTGATCTCACTTGATGGTAATGGGATCTCGCAGCGTGTCTCATTTGCAACACTAATCGCGGCCAGGATCTCTGCTTCAGTCATGCCAAACGAGCGCATCGCACCGGCCAGACTCGTTAGGCCATCGTTACGGTTACCTTGAATCAGATCGCCGTTAGTTGTGGGCACTACCTTACGCTGGCCTAGCAGCGGCAACCAATGGCTTGGGATTTCGGTTGGTGCTATGCCGTCCAACGGATCGCTGGACGCTTCCCACTCGTAGGCGCGGTTCTCGATTGTGGATGGGTAGACGATGAAGTACCGCCCATCGGCCAGCAGGTCTATCCCATCGGCCAGCTTGCAGGAGCGGATACCGTCAACGTGCTTGGCAACGTAGTGCTGCCCGCCACCTGCGGTCATCGCCATCACGCCGTCTGGGATCTGGCCGTGCTGGTCTAACCACTCGGACCAACTCGCGTCCCCACCATTGCGTGGGTCAATGTCAAACACCACGATCCCGCTTGCGCTACCGCAAGCAATCCCTACGTTCAAGTTAGGGTTCTGCCCCCACCAACGCTGGATCTGGGCCGGGTCTGTCGTTGCATCGTTGACCCCGTGAGCGGTAGCTGGAACCTTGCCGTTTGGCACTACTGGTAACACTCGCCAGCCCCAACTTGCATACAAAAGCGCCGCGTCAATCTTGTTCATGGTCTGCACGTAACTTGCCCTCGGTCTTAACTTCGATCTCGTACTGTCGCGCCATCGGCGGGCGTTCACCCCACCGATAGATTACCTGGGGCCAGACCCCAAGCGCATCGGCAAGCTTCTTCAAGCTCCCAAAAAATTGTATCGCCTCGTTCGTTGTCACTTTTTTTCCACCTCGGTTGAAACTTTGTGTTGACACTCTAAAGTGAAACGGGTAAAGTAGCAACAACTGCACGAACCGATGGCCGGACGGTGCAGCAAAACAGAGGTGACCAAGATGAGAGCAATCCTAAAAGCAGCATTCAAGATTCGTCAGCTTCACCAGACAATCTTGAATATCAGCGATGACGACGGCAAAGAGATCGAGGATTACACAGACTCCGAGATCGTCAATGAAGCCAAGTACGTTTTGTCAACGTATTTTGAAAGCGGCCACATCAACAATGATGAACTCAACGGTGAATATGGTGCAGCCGAGGAGCGCCTTGCAATGCAGGACGTTCGCAAGTTGAAAGTTCTCATCGCCAAGTACGAAAAGATTTGATCGACCTGAGTAAACCAACCGGGGGCCTCGGCCCCCACAACCAAGGAGTAACCATGAAGTTTGAAGAGAAAGAAGACCCGCCTTGGGTCATTATCTTGGCGTCGATTGCGGTCGGCGCATCTGCTGCCATCTGTTTGTTTCTTGCTCTAAGTGGAGGCATCTAATGGCTATTCAGTTAAAGCGGACGAAGGAATCCACCGCGCAAGCGGTCAAGTTGCTGGTCTACGGTCAAGCCGGTGCGGGTAAGACCAGTCTTATCCCGACCTTGCCAAAACCCGTCATATTAAGCGCAGAGGGCGGCTTATTGAGCATCGCTGATACCAACCTACCTTTCATTGAGATCACGAGCATGGATGATCTTAGGGAGGCTTACAAGTGGCTGACCACTAGCGCCGAAGCGGCAGAGTTTGAGTCGGTGGCGCTGGACAGCATCAGCGAGATCGCCGAGGTGGTACTGAACGCTGAGAAGAAGATTAACAAAGATCCACGCGCTGCTTATGGGGCCATGCAAGAGCAGATGGCCGACATCATCCGAGGCTTCCGCGATCTACCCGGCAAGCACGTCTATATGAGTGCCAAGTTGGAGAAGACGCAAG